TCATTGATAGAGAATTACATTCAATCATCGCCTTTCACCTCGTTTACGCCGTAGCCAATGACAACATGCGCCATGTCGTACATCTCTTGGTTTGGCGGCAGAATAGAAAACGTCTTGCGCTCGTGTAGTTCGATTGCAATTTGTTTCTTTAAGCGCTGTGTGATTGGGTGATCATTCCATCGCTGGAATTCGTCGGGCGTTGGCTGGTAGGATTCAAGCTCGGCTTTTGTTTTGCTGATTAGTCGTTCTATGCCTAGAATGTCATGCGGCTCTTGCATGGTTTTGTCTCTCTGTATTGCTAAAAAAGCGTCTCTGCGTACAAGTATGCGTCAAAATGTTGGCGCGTGTCAAATTATTGGCGGTGGTGAAATATGAAACTTATATCTGACTTTTTTGCTTTGATTATCTGCTCGGTTCTTCTTGTGTTTGCACTTGTCTTTATGCTTGTAGACTGGCTGATTGGCGCAATAAAAAGCCCCGACTAAGGGGCTTTACTTCACTTCTTAGGCTTGAGCGGCTTACCGCCCTTCTTCTTGCTGTTGCATGCCAATTGCGTCTGCCTCTTTGTAAGCTTTGTAAGTCTGCGCAACCTTCAGCCCTTCGTCAGCCTCGGTGCGCTGCGTTTCTGCTTCCACTTTAGCAACTTCAACCAACAGTTTGTCTTGCTGGTCTTTTGCTTTTAACTGCAGCTCTTGTAACTGCAGCTGTAGTTTCTGCATTTCGATTTCTTTCTGCGCCATCTTCAATTCATGGTCACGCTGCAATAGCTCGTTGTTTTGCTGCTGTAGTTGTGCCGCCATCTGTGCCGCTTCTGTCTGTTGTTGTTGCAGCGCAAGCATTTGCGGGTCGGTCTGCTGTGTGAACACCTGCTCAGCAAGCTCGGTTTCATTAACTGCATCAAACATGCGACGGATGATTGGCTGTACGTTACCGCCTGCACCTTGGATAATCGGCAGCGTTTCAAGCAGCACCTGTGTTGACTGCATTTTCTGCATCATGCTCGACTTGTTTGCTTCAGCAGTTGGCTCGATGTCGTAACCGGCACGAGTGAAGTCTGTTTGATAATCAGCTGACGGGTCGTCCAATACCTCTTGATACACAAGCGGGTCTGTGTACTTGGCGTTTAAGTCAAACATCTTTTGGAACTCAGCAGACATGCTGCGCAAGATTCGGCCAATCAATGCGGTGGTCGGCATCATCTTTTCCTGCAACAAGCCAAGCGTTGTTGCTGCCGGTGCGTTTGGTGCAATCATGCCCTCCATTGACAGAATGGCGGTCATGTTACGCGCCTCGGCTTTGCTTTGCTCGTTCATAGTCATCAGGCCGACTGACGGCTCTTTGAACGGGTACGGCATGATACCTTGCTGCATGGTCGCAGCGTCAACACCGGTCTGAATAAACTTGCCTGGTGCTGTGCGCATTGGTGTTTTGTTGTTGCGGAATTCTTTTGAGACGAATCCGCCACCCATATTCGCCAAACTTCCGCTATCAATCAACTGATTGGTGACGGTGTTAATCGTCTCCATGTAGCTCGGCAATAAATGGCAATAGCCCCAATTCAGGAAAGTACCATCAGGTGCAACGATGAATCCGTACTTAGTAATCAGGTTCACCGGCTTAATCTTAACAATCTTCAGCATCGCCATCGAGCGCGTTCGGATTTCCTCAAGCAACGTTTCTGGTGTAGATTCAGCATCGACCGCTTGTGACACCTCAAGCGCGGCAGATTGCACAGCCTGCGTCATAGCCTTATCAAGAGAGCCAACAACGCCGTCAGATAGCTTGACCATGATTGATGTGCGGTCAAATCGTGCGACGATACGCGCAACCTTTTGCGTGGATTTATGCACTGTGACAATGTACGGCTCAGGGATACCGTCATCATCCAAGTCCAACATACAATGCTGCTCTAAAAACTCTTCTTCAGAGCCTTCCTCGCTGTCGTCATCCATATCGACCATATCATCTTCAATGATGTAATCTTGGTCAAGCCAGATGCCAGCAGCAATAAACTGATTCACTTCAGCTTTGCAGTATGTTTTGATTTCAGTAAACCGTGTCAACGCAGACATGCTGTGTTCTTTTTGCGAAACAGCGAAATGCGGGTAGAAGATTGGCACTGAGCGGTTCTTGCCTTCAGTCGGGTCAAAAAATGTCTTTTTAAAAAAACAGCCATGCGCTGCCAATGCGTAAAGCGCCTGCTCTTGACAGTCGCGCCACTCCGGCATTTCATAGTTAAACTGCCAGTTCATAAACTTGGCGACGCGATTCATGCGCAGTTGTTTCTCTGGCGTATCAACACCTTCGATGCAACCTTTCACCAGGTTCTTTTCGCCCAGCACTTCAATCGATGCACGGTCTCCGAAGCTAATCACCGCCTCATACAGCAGTGGCGACTTGTAGTTGCTTGCGCCTTCCCACGGTTCAGAGCGTGGTCCTTCTGCTGGTTTAGCAATGCGCATGCCTCTGTCGATAGCTTTTGCCCAATCGGACATCGAGCCTTTGTCTTCGTTGTATTCGTCAATGACCTTCTGCGCAATCTCTAAAAGCTTTGGCTCTTTCAGTGATTCAGCAATATTCGGGTTGTCGATGTACGATAGTAATTCTTGCATTTGTCAAGCCCCAATGAGTTTTGGGTAGTATAGCGCAGTGTCTATCAGTAACCAAGAGAACCTGTTTTGCGGGGGCGTTCTGGCTCATACTCATCATCGTCGTAAATCTCTGGGATTTCTAGCGCCATCATTACTGAATCCGCCATGTTTGGGCTTGCAATACCCATCTTGCGCATGTCCTCTTTGCTCATAATCTGAATCATACCTGACGGGTTTTGTTTTTTAGGTATGCGGCAAACCTCTGAGCGTAGCTTTTGCATCTTGTCAATCTTGGAGCTAAAGCTGATTAGCTCGTCAGGGTCGAACATCTCGCCAAACGTCACAGCCCTATACGTCTTGTAACATCTGTCGCGCAAATCCCAGTAGTTCTGCGCTCGTTTATTCTTGAATGTTTCCCTGTTGGTTTTAATTCTTGTGGTGAACTGAACCTCGCCTTTGTAGTCGTCAGGCGGTGAATATGACTGGTCTGGGTTGCTCGGCATGCCGGAGCCGCGAAACTGTTTAACTTGGATTCCTTTTCCTTTAAACCAGCTGCTGAACTGCCGCTGCAAGCCAACACCCATACCGTCACAGTCCCACGTAAACAAATCTACGCCGTAACCAATGGCAAGCTCTGCCGCCTCATCTGCTGAACTGTTTATGTCAGGCTGGTCAATTTCTCCAACCGCAAAGAAAATGCAGCCATATCTACCGGCATAGCCTTTTGCGTCAGGCCCAGTATCAGCAGGGTCAAACGATAATACCTTGCTACCTCTCGGCTTGATGTTTAGCTTTTTGTGTGAATCTATGCACGCATCAAACCATTCTGGAAGAATGATTGAGCCATCAACACTATCGTTGTACTTACCAATCCAGATGTGGTCATACAATGCGCGAGGCTTGTTTTTGTAGTCGTACTGTCGCTCATCCTCAAGACCGGAATCCATGTACCACGGATTGTCGTCAAAGTTGACGCGAACAATCAGATGTAAGTCATCCTCTGCAAATCCATTCCGGTCAAGCTCAGCCTCAAACGGCTTCAAAAACCGTTTGCTAAAAGGGTCTTCGCTCGACGCTGGGTTTGCAATGAAAATCATCTGCACGGTGTTTAACGCTTCGATTTCCTTGTTTTCGTCTTCTTCCGTGTTCACGATAAACTTGGACGGCAATCCTGGCTTTGCTTTGTTTCGAGCAGTTGGCGTCAAGCAGGTCAGTGATTCTTCCGATATAAACTGCGCTTCTTCGATTATGAAGCGGCGAAAGCCTTGCGCTGATTTGATAGAAGTTGGGTTTCTTGATAAACCTTTGAATCTGAAACCACCAACATCGTAGTTGATTTCGTTGTTCAGTATTTCGAACCCAGACATGCCGATGCGATCAATCTCATCTTTTATGGTGCTGTGCATTGATTCGCTGATTGAGTTTTGGAATTCACGCAAGCAGTAAACTTTGTCGCCAAAGTCTTTCACTCCAGCAAGCGCAATGTCTACCACCTGAATTGATTTACCTGAACCACGACCACCGTATATGACTATGAAGCGCTTTTTGCTGTACAAGACAGGTTCAAGCGCTTTTGCAATGTATATCTGCGGCTTATCGTTTACTTCTTTCCACTCTGAGCCAACTACCTTAACGCATTTTATTAAGCCTTCATTCGGGCAGACAATGCCAAACACGGTTGATTTATTTAGCTTGGCTCTGCGCTCACGCTCCTGGAGTAGCATGAGTAGTTCGATTTTTTGACGCCTATCCATGCCTATTGCACCTTCCGTTTAATAGAGCGCCTAAGTATTTTCTGTTTACGTCAAGCTCTGCCGCAATATCTTTCAAAAGCTCACCGGATTCACGCCTCAGCCTTGCTTGCTCTATCTGTTCTTTGGTTATCTTTGTTTTGCCGTTCGCATCGCCGCAAACTCTTATTGGTTTTTTGCCTAAATCACTAAATGAGTGCTTTTGATTTCTTGACGCATCACACCATTCAAGATTGCTTACGTGATTATTCTTCTTGTTTCCGTCTAGGTGATTAACTTGCGGGAGGTTTAAAGGGTTTGACAAGTACAACTCTGCAACAATTCGATGAACGAAGAATCTGGGCTTGTCGATGCCGTGACACAGCTGAACCCGCATGTATCCGCAGTTGTTTTCCTGCGGCTTTACTTGTCTACCGGTGTTTACGTTAATGACGGTTCCATCTGCTGAAACTGAATAACCTTTGAAGTGCTTGTATTGCATAAATTCTCCTAAAATGAAGATGTTTATTTTTTAGATAAGGCCGCTATTTTAGCTTCCAATTCCTCATCTGTAATTTTGTTTAAATCAATGCTGCCAGAATGCTGCAACTCCTGCTTTTCTCGCCATTCGTCAGGAGCCATATTTTTAAGCCCAAAAATGACTAAAGTAGGGTTTACATCTTGCTCGCCATTAGCTCCCATGCGCCCACGCTTCTCCCACCAATAAGCGCATTTTGCCTTGCCGATTTTTACGGCATCCGAAAACTCTGGATGTACATCCATCCACAAGCCAACGGTGGAACGGCTGCAATTTATCGATGCAGCAAATGAAGTGAGGCTTGCGCCCTCTGACATGTGATCGATGACTTGCTCGCAATATTCTGGTCGGTAATCGGTCGGTCTTCCGCCTGGCATAATCTCTGTCTCTATGTGTTGTCTATGCAAAAATTATAGGCAAAAAAAAGCCCTGAGTAAACAGGGCTTAAAATCAACAACGGGGAGTAGGACTAACGGATTTGATTGTATCCCAAAGCGCATGCTGGCGCAACTCGTCGATGTAGTCATTCAATCTAAAGTAAATTACAAAGCCGGTGCACACGTAAGCATGCTCTGTATTTGCCTTGTATATTCTGATTTTCACGCCGCAACCTCCCCGCGATAAGCCCAATGCTTTTCATCATCCAACAACTTCAGCAAATCCCGCTCCATTTCGTCCTCGTCAACATACGGCACAGGAATAGCGCCAAAACCAGCATTGATAACGTCCATCTTCTGCGCACACTCGTCAATGATGCGCTGATGCTCGGCTTTCAGGTATTCAGTCAAATCGCTGTGCTTGTAAGCAGCTTTCAGGCGCAGCGGTTGCATGACCAGTTTCTGTTTGCCATTGGACTCAATGCAGTACACCACCAGTACAACAAACCAATCAAAAGCGGTCCTATCAAGCGCCGACGCAACGCTTTGACCGATTTGTACCGGCTTGCCGGATTTCTGTTTAACCAGTTCAACGTACTTATCTGCAAACGTCATAATCAGTGCCAAGTCGCGCACGGCGATTTTGGATTGTGTGATTAATCGCTTGACGGGGTTGTGTGGTTTGCGTTTCATTGTTCAACCTCCACACTCCACCGCCCGCCGACATCTCGGATTTCATACGTGTACTGAAACTGATTACAGTTTAGCGTGTAGCCGTTGCCCCAAACGTATTTGATAAGGGCGCTCACCGAATCGCAGCGATAGCCGTTAAGCTGCACTAGCGTAGTCAGCGCCTGTACTAACTCAGGGTGGTGCTGGTCAACGCCGATAGCATCTGGCTCGATTGGCGCGTCGGCTAGTGCGGTGCCGACGGTGAAGACGGCGGTTAAGATGATTGGTTTTAGGTTCATTTCAATACCTCCCATCAGTTGTAAGCACCTTGAATTCGACAACCCAAACCCACGGGTTTTTAGCCCAGTTTTTGTAAATGCGGTCCCAATTGAATTTGAAGTTGTGCTTAGCATTAAACCTCCAGTCTTGACCGTCCGCTGCTGGTATATCAAAACCTTCAGCCGCAGCATCGGATTCGCTGATGTCCTGAACTCGCTCAACCCGAACAGATGTGATTTCCAGAATGATCCGGCATGCACTGCGCGGCATGTGGATAGATGGATGCCAGAATGATTTGTCGGTATAGCAACCATCGTCATCTGACCATTCCATTCCGCCATCTGCACGGTAAATAACGTGGCCTGTGTAGTAGCCGTTACCTGACGGCATTTCTTTTACTTGTACAGATGGCCGGTCAGGCAACCAATTAACCATCAAACCGTCATCATTGAATGTATGACTAACAACAGACCAAGTTTCACGCACCCAAAGGCGGTCTCCAACTGCGCCAAGCAACTGACCCAACGGAACACAGCCCTCTTCAGGATATTCCGTGCAATAGGCAAACCATTGTGGTGCCGTCATCTTGCCGTTATCGTCGGTGGTTTCACCATAACCAAGGCCTACGAAGTCAAATTCCGTTTCTTCGTCGTTGCTGCAGCCCATGCACTCCAGCCATTTTGCATGCCTATCCGATACCGGTCTGCGAGTCTGATTTTTCCGACCATCCAAAATAGCTCGCACCATTTCAGCGTTAAATAAAATCGGACGCTCTTTCATGCTGCCACCTCCGCATCTGGCTCGATTGGCGCGTCGGCTAGTGCGGTGCCGACGGTGAAGACGGCGGTTAAGAGGATTGGTTTTAGTTTCATTAATTAAATCCTTTATAATCTACGCTAGATATGTAGCCTGTATTTTGTCCGCAGTCGGCAGTTATAACCTGCCTAAAAAGAACAGTTTCACCGTTAACAAAATAAACAGTTTCAGTGTCAGTTTCGTCGCAGTCTACAGAAAAAACACTGATTTGACCCTTTGAAAAAACCTTTGTGCAAGGTTTCCCATCTATAACTGTTTTGGTTTCTATTTTCATTTCTTCTCTCCGTTGTTGTTAACACCGCGCCACTATAGCGCGGTTTTGTTTAGTTAGTGGT